TTACAACAAAACTTAAGAAGAGGAGATGCTTTCTCTGATAACTTCCAAGTAATAACAAGTGTAACTGCAGAACCTATGTTAGATAAATATGAAAATCAATTAGCAGGATGGGGTATGACTGTAGATATACAAGTTCCAACAAACGAATTATCTCTCTGCTAATGGTATATACTTTTACAGCTGAAGCACTAAACAGATTAAGGACCAAGATAACTACTGATATAAAAAATCAACTAGATGCAAATAAATTAAATGCAACTAGGAGATTAAGAAATAGTATAAGCGGTACTGTATTTGCGTCTGCTAAATCTGTCACACTAAACATCTTTGCAGCTGAATACTTTAATGCTGTTGACAAAGGAACTCTACCTGGCAAAAAACCACCTTACAATAAAATAGAAGAATGGGCTGAAGCTAAAGGACTGCAACCTATGAATAGTCAAAACAGCAAAGCTAAAATGATTAAATCGATTCAACAGGCTATAATGGTTAATGGTACTATAAAACAATTTGCATATAAAGGAGCTAACATATTAGATTACATAGATAAAAAATATAAAGACGAAATAACACAAGAGATAAAAGAAGGTTATTTAAAAGACTTAAAATCAGAAATAAATATTAATGGCAACAGTTAAAGTAAACTCAAGAAGTCCTTACTTCATAACAGCAACAGGAGCAGAAGGTGTAGGAGAACAAAGCTTATCAATGGAGATTGTACAAGTTAATGCAGACGGTTCAGAAAGAGTCGGTCTAGGACAAGGTACCTTTTCTTCAAATATAACTCTTAGAGCAAAACCATTAAACTTTGTTCCTTCTGGTGGAACATATACTTGGTCTGGTGGAAGTGCAACTGGTGCTACACAAGATATTACATTTACAGAAGCACAAGGAGGAGGAGCAGCACAACAAACATTTTCATATACTGTAAGTGCTACAGCACCTGATGGAACAACAGTAACATCACCTGTGTTTAAAGTAAACTTTGCTACATCAACTCAATACACTGCAACATTAACAATCACTAATAACATTCTACCTTCTTTTTCTTCTGCTGGTTATACTGGAACTGTAACAAGAAATGCAACTAATATGAGTGCATCAGCAGATGCTTTAATTAAAGAAGAAACTACTACATATAGTGTAACAGGTGTAAATGGTGATGCTTATAGCTTTGCTATCGCCTTGTCAGTAGCTACTGGTTACGCAGCAAGTCCTGCTTTAGCAGCATCAACTGCTAGTTTTAGCGGAACTTTTGGATCTGCAAATGTATCATTAACTTCAACACTGACAGGTACATTAGCCCTAAGCGACACTTACATATTAACACCAAGTGTAACTTCAGCAACAGAAGGAAGTCCATTTACAATATCACTTACTACAGAAAACTTAGCTGACGACTCTACAGTTCCTTTTGCTATTACAGGTGTTTCTGCAGGTGATTTAAGAAGAGGTAGTTTATCAGGATCTTTTCAGGTATTTGAGAATAAAGCAGAAATAGAATTTGAAGCCATAAAAGACCAAACAAGTGAACAACCATTTGAAACATTTACAATAACATTAAGTGACATTAGTCCTACTGTTTCAACATCTGTAAAAATATATGATGCAGCAGGTCAAGTAACACCAAGCACAGTGCTAGTTTCTCCTACAGGTAGAACAGTTGCTACTGTTGCTTGTGCTGATACAGCAGCTGAAACTGCTTACTTTATATTACTTGATGGTCAAACTGAACTAGGTAATGGTGTAACTTTATTTAGTGATCAGTCATTAGAGACTCCATATGCAAGTGATGGTAGATATTACAAAATAGGTTCAAGTAACAACGGAATTATTGGAGCAGTAGCAGATGGTAGAATTAGTGGTTATGTAGCTTGTCCTACACTTATTACATCTTGTAACATAGAAGAGTCAAGCAACGTACCAAATACAGCAGTAGTATCTTCTTCTTTTGCAACAGTAGCTGGACCACAAGGTACAAATGCTTGTGCTTTGATTGCAGATACAGAGGTTTATTATAATGGTGCTATAACAGAAGGTGCTGGACTATATACACAAAAAGCGTCCGACAATAGTTTGTCTGCTCCTTTTGGTGGAACTGATAATTGGTATAAACTTATACTAACTTGTAGTGATGGGACACCACAAGAACACTGGGCAAATATACTTAGTTATCCGCCAGGATATGTGTCAAGAATATTTGTTTGTGGAAGTGATGTGGAACCGACAACAACAATTACTTCATCTGCTAGAGTTACAATAAGTATGTCAACAGATGATGGTAATAATCAAGGTTTTGCTTTTGTATCACAAAGAGTTAAGTTAGTAGCAGTAGCAGAAAATATAACAAACCCAACTTATCAATGGACAAAAGGTAGTACTTCAGGAAGTCAATCTAATATTAGTGGAGAAACTGAATCTACGTTAATTATAAATGAAGTCGGAGGTGGCGGTGAAACACAAACAAGTGCAGGAAATGTATTTTATAATTGTAAAGTAAGTGGTGTTGGTGTAACAGACTTAACAGCTACAACATCTAAATCAATCACTTGGGAAGCTAGACCTAGCTTTACATTAAGATTTGCTTCAACTGCATCTGCAAGTAACACAGCTTGTTCTTCAGGAACGACAGTAACAATACACGGAGATAGAGATGCAAAAACTGCTTTTTGTGTAGGTAATCAATTTTTTGCTAATGCAGATGGAACAGGTGCTTTATCAGCAGGTACTTACTCTGACAGTACATCAGGTACAAATAATAATTATAGATATATAGAAGCAAGTGGTATAGCAGGACCTTGTATAAATTATGGCTGTGCTGGTGAACCTGTTAGCCAACCTACATCAAATATACAAAAGGTAGCTGTAAGAAGATGTGAAGATCAAACAAATCCTGGAAGATTAGAGTACATAATATTTGATAACTTTGAATATCAATTAGGTAATATATTAAGATTTAATGATTTTGGTCAAACAGGAGGAGCTGGATGTTATGAAATTATAGAGATATTTTCTGACAGTACGACAGTCCCAAGTCCTAATTTTACACTACAAACATCTGACCTGCACAGAACTCAACCTTATGGAACTTGTGCAGAATGTGTTGGAGATACAGAAGTAACAACAGACCTTGATGCTTTGATTGACCCTAATAAATACTACGGTGCTTATAGATTATGTGGTAGCACTGGAGGTACATTAACATACGTTGTTTCTAACTCATCTTTACCAAATGTATTTAGAATCGGAGCTAATACACAAACCTGTAGACATATAGTATATAGCTTACATAACAGCATAGGAGATGTTAATGCTTATAGTCCTGATGCTTTAGTGTTTGAGGATTTAGCTGGTACTCCTTTTAACGATTGTGTAACTTGTATTGGTGGATCTTCTGCACCAAGTGCAACTCCTCTTGCTGGAAAGAGAACATATGAACAATGTGATGATTCATCTAAAACAATAGTATTTGGTCATACAGATAATTTAACTGCTGCACAATTTCAAGCACAATATCCTACAGTAGCATATAATGGTATATGTTATAAAGAATCTGCATCTGCATCTGCTACGTCAACAATAAACATTGATGACTTAACAGTATATTCAGATTGTGTTGCTTGTAACGCTGTTGTAAATCCTGCTGCACCACCAGCAGAGTCTAAACCTTCTGATGTTAAATCAATTAGAATATCAACAGATACAGATACCAGTACAACAGATGCTTGTAACGAAATAGATACTTTCCCACAAACAGTTTATTATACTGGTATATTTTCAGATGGTGTTTATCTGTACTCAGATAATACATTATCAACTAAATATTCGACTACTACTTCTAATCAGTTTGCTAAGACAGAAACTAATATTGTATTTAAAATAGGACGTGCTTCTAGCTTTTCTGATCCTGTAGCAGAAGGTCAAGTATATGATGTTGAGATTTGTGGACCAATCCAGTAATACTAAAAATAATATTTTAGTTATATAATAAACAACAGACAATGGCAGTACTAACAAGCTCTACTTTAAAATTATATTGTTGGACAGGAAGTTTTGATTCGCAACCGTCACAAGCACAATATACAATAACAAAAAACAATCCTGATTCAAACAACTTAATACGTTTTGAAATAGCAGAGCTTATACAAGATTATATTGAAGTTGAGTACAATAATGATTATAGTAACATAAAAACAACTTGTTGGTGGTACTACACAAAGACAAATGATTATAGCGACTTGTTAACTCCTATAACTAAAACTGGTTATGGTTTAGCAACAAAAGGTTATACTTATTTTGAGGACGGACTAAACTCAACACTTACATCATCTAAATTATTTAGTAATACTTACTTATATATTCCAGAAAATGTAGAATATTACATACCTGTTTACAGAGGACCAAGCGGTGTTTCAAACGTTATATTTTATACTAAAGATGGAGCTGGATCAGAAACTGTGGCAGATAGTAAAGCGGTGGCACCAATAACAGGACTACCTACTTCAGAAAACTCAAATGATTATATAGTATATGTTTCTAGTACAGTACAAGCTAGTAAAATAGAAATAATATCTAGCAACACATCATCTACAACATATAATGCAGAAACTCAAGAGTCTACAGAAACAATATATCCAATATTTACTTGTGAACCTAAATACACAAATTATAAAATATCATTCATTAATAAATTTGGTGCAGTACAAGATTTATATTTTAACAAGAAAAGAACTGATTCATTTAGCTCAAAAAGAGATAACTATATTACAAGCACACTAACATCTTCTACAACTGCTGTTTCTTATAATCAATATAATCCAACAAGTGTAGTTCAAGATGTAAGCACACAAAAGTCAATCGTTCTTAATACAGGTTTTGTAAAAGAAGAGTATAATGAAACAATTAGACAGCTATTTCAATCAGAAGATATTTGGATAAGAGAAGAAAACAGAACTGTACCAGTAACCGTAAAAGACAGTGACTTTGCATACAAGACAAGCTTAAATGATAAATTAGTAAATTATACTGTTCAATTTGAATACGCATTTGATGGAATTAACAATATTAGATAATGAATCAAAAGGTACAGCTTTATATAGAGAATGAACAAGTTGATGTTTTTCAAGATAGTTCAATAAACATAGTAAGTTCTATAAAGGACTTTCGTAGTCCTGATAAATTATTTACAGATTACTCTAAAAACTTTACACTACCAGCAACACCAAGAAACAATAAGTTATTTAAACATTATTACGATTATGATATTCTAGATGGTGGTTATGATGCAAGGACTTCTAAATCAGCATCTATAGAAATAAATGACAGACCTTATAAAGAAGGTTATGTAGTTTTAGATAGTGTAGAACTTAAATATAATAGACCTAGTGCGTACAAAATTACCTTTTATGGTAATATGCGTTTACTAAAAGAATTATTTAACAACCTCAAACTTACAGCTTTAGAATCTCTTGAACAATTTAATATTGATGATGTTTATTATGATGCAGGAGGTGAATCATTTTACCACTATCTAACAACAAGTAAAGATGTAACATCAACTGATGAGTTTACAATAGGTACTGGTGATGGTTCAAAGAAAAGATTTAGGTTACTATACAAACCTTACCCACAATTAAATACTGATTTTAAATTATTTAATAATGGTTCAGAAGTATCCACAAGTAATTTTTCATATTCATATACGACTGGAGATGTTATATTTAACTCAGCACCTGCAGTTGGAAATACAATAACTACAAAATTATTTTACTCACAGCCAGTTGTTGTTCCTTTAATATCTACATCAGAAAGACTATATCGTTCTAGTAACACAGCTTATTACGGAACACTTGCTGATGGTAACTTATATTATACTGCATCAGCTCCAAATCGTTATCCAAGAAACAACATTATCAATGGTCTTAAATATGAATACTTAAAACCAGGTATTAGAGTTCATTATATTGTAAAAGCTATTGAAGATTTTATAAATAAAGATACTACAACACCAAGCATAGAATTTTCTAACGATTTCTTAAATGCTACAAATAAAGATTATTATGATTTATATATGTGGCTCAACAGAGAAAAAGTTCCTAATACACAATTTGATCAACAGCCAAAAGAGTTAAGAATAAATACATTTAACACGCAGGTAAATCAAAGTTCATTATACTCTGGAGCCTCAACATCAAGTGACTTCTTATACATAAACTCAGTAAATTCAGCTGGTTTAGTAAGTGGTCAAAATGGTGATACAATAAAAGTAAGAAATGTTACATCACAAAACATTGACTATGTAGAACTTAGATTAACAGCATCCACCACAGATTCGACAAATAAATACGGTTTAAGAATATTAAGAAATGGTGAAGTTGTAAGAACATTTGAACCTGCTATAGGTACTAAAACTTTTTTGTTTACAGTTGAACAGGATGGTGATTATCAATTTGTTATTTTTTCTAGTACAACTATAAACATAAACAATGGTTTTGAAGCAAGATTTGTTATAAGAGCTGATAGAGACGATACTCAATTTAGTGATGTTGTAATTTCTGCAGGATCTCTAAATGTAACTAAAGGTCGTTTCAATATGAGACTAAATATGCCTGATATGTCAGTAGTTGATTTTTTATCAGGTTTGTTTAAGTTATTTAATTTAGTATGTTTCGTAGAAGGAAAAGGTAATTCATCATATGTTACAACAATTAGTGATATAAAAAGAATTAGAGTTATGACGTTTGATGCTTATTACGCATCTTCTAACTCTGAACTCGATATAACAAATAAAATTGATGTTACAAAAAGTTCTGTGCAAAGAATGTTACCTTACTCTCAAATAGAATTTAAATATGAAGATACAGAAGCAATACTTGCAGAACAACACAAAACTGAAAATGGTATAGAATGGGGTGGTGAAACCTGGTCATATAGTGAATCAAGAGGTGAAAAGAAGTATGAAGTTATACCACCTTTTGCACATATGAAATTTGAACGATTGTTGAAGACAGATGGAAGTGCATCTAAAATACAAGTTGGTTACAGTGTAAAGAGAGGTAGTGCTGATAGAAATTCAACAGGATCAGACACTTCTTTTCAAGGTGAAAAATATACACCTCACGTTGGTAAACCTCTTTTATTTTATGCACATAGAGAATCATCAGGTGAAACAATACCATATCTATATACAGACTCTTCTAACAATACAGTGCATTATGGTAACATTACTTCATACTTTATACCACTAAACTCAATAAGTATAGATACATCTCAATCTAATCACTTTGGAGAAGAGATTGATGAGTATAGAGTTTATGAGTCAGGAGAGCAAAGTAATGTAAATAATTTATTTAATATATATTACAAAAACTACATTACACATTTATTTGATATAAAATCAAGAATAATATCTCTAAATGCTAATTTGACAAACGCTTTTTTATCTAAATATTCATTAGCTGATAAGATAAGAGTTTCTGGCAAAACATACAGTATAAATAAATTAGATGTTAATATTGTAAATGGTAAAGCAAAACTAGAGTTACAAAGATACTATTCTATAAAATCATTCTCTTGTTTATCAGCAGAATTCAATGTAAGTGTTGAAGTAACATCTTCAGGAAATATATATTATTTTGATAATAAGTATGGTACTTATCAAATGGGTCAAGGTACTTATATTTTAAATAATGTATCAGGATCACATCCAATAGCTTTTCATAACTCTGGTAAAGAAGATAGAATCACTTATACAGGTACAACAACTGGTGGTACAAAAGCAGGATTAGACGGTAACACATATACATATTATTCAGGTACTGTTACTGTTACAGTAACTGGTGATTTTGGAACAATCAGTTATGAATGTTACAATCACGGATATATGGGTGGTGAAAACAATTTAGTTTATAACGCAGATTGTGTTGCAGACTCTACACCTATCACACCACCATCTGGAGGACTAACAGTAGATAAGACAACTATATATGCAGATAGTGGAATTATAACATCAGATCAAACAGAAGAATAATGTTAAGAATAATAATTGAATTACTAAAGACAGATAATTTTTATGGAGTTAATCCTTATATAGACATTGCTAAAGGTAAGTATAAAGCCAAAGAAAATTATAAAGATTTAAAAGATCACATAATTAGAGAGTATTATGGAGGACAATAAAAAAATAATAATATCCGTTGAGTTAAAGGATGATGGTACTTTTCAAATAAAACAACTGAAAGAATCTTTAGATCAAGCAGCTCAATCACAAAAAAACTTATCTACAGCAAAAGCAGGTACAGAGAAAGCTATACTTGATGAAATCAAGGCATTAAAAGCAGAACGTGCTGCTACTGCTACTACATCAAAAGCTTATCAAGAATACTCAATTAAAATAACTGAAGTAGAAGCTCAGCTTAGAGAATTGACATCTGCAAGAAAAGCTGACGTACAAGTAAATGCAGATTTTATTAGTAATCAAGGTTTAGCTTCAAATACAATAACTGAATTTGGTAGATTGATTTCAGATTTACCTTTTGGTATAATCGCTGTTACTAATAACATATCACAATTAGGTTCTAATTTTGGTAATTTATCTCGTAAGACAGGTGATGCGTCTACCTCTTTTAAAATATTATTAAAACAACTAAAAAAAGGTGGTGCTTTAATATTAGCTTTTCAAGTATTAATAGCTCTAGTAACTGCCTATGGAGATAAAATATTAGACTTTATAAAAGGAAATGATGAAGCAGCTAAATCAGCTAGAGAATTAGCAGAAGCATTAGAAGATACAGAAAAAGAACTAAGAGCAGAGGAACAAAGACTACTTTCTTTAATCACTGTTTTAGATGATTCTACAGCTTCAAGAGAAGCACAATTATATGCAGTTGACGAACTAGCTAAAATACTGCCAGACTTAAATGAAGAAGAAATTGCTAACAAAGATAATATTGAAGCAACAAGATTAGCAATAGAAGATTATATAGAACAACAATTAATTAGAGCAGAAATTGATGCTCTAGTTGCACAAAATGCTGAAAAATTTAGATTACAAAATCTTATAGAAGGTGTTGATAGGAGTGATCCTAAACAAGTAAAAAAGTTTCTTGATGAAAATGTAAGTGCATTTAAAAGGTTTTTTTCAGGTACAGTTTTAGGTTTTGGACCATTACTAGAACAACAGAGATTAAATTTGTTTGATAAAATAGCAGCAGAGACAAGTGCAATAACAGAGTCAGCAATAGCAGACTTAACTGAGTTACAAAAAACAGCTACTCGTGACAGAAAAAAAACAAGAACAACAGAGAGAATTGAAAGACGTAAAACAGTAAAAGAAGTAAATTTAGTAAGAAAAGTAGAAGAAGAAGCAGACACTAATAGTTTACAAAGAATGTTAGATGGAAGATTAGCTGTTGCCGCTGTTATGCAACAAATGCACGAAGACGAAATGAACCGTATACAAGAGCAGATGCGTAAAAGAATAGAGTTAGCTTCTATCATAGCTACTCAAGTCGGTAAAATAGCTCAAGTACAAAAACAAGCATTAGATGCACAAATAAAAAGATTAGATACTGAAAGAGATGTAATACTGAACAATGACAATTTAACTGCAAGTGAGAAAGAAAGATTATTGAAAAAAAATGACTCTGAAACAAGAAAAGTCAGAAAAAAACAAATAAGGTTTGAAAGAGATATGTTCCAAATAGAAGCTGCAATGGAATTGGCAAAAATAACTTTACAGTTAAAAGGAGCTATGACAAAAACAGTAAGTGATGGGGTGGGTAGTGTTGCAGCTGCTACTATGTCTTTGGGTGAGTTTTTAAAACAACTAGGTCCACTTGGTATTGCAGCATATGCAGCTTCAATAGGAGGTGTTATTGCAACTATTGTGTCAGCTCGTAGAAAAGCTCAAGAACAAATACAAGCACTTTCTGGTGAATCACTAGGTATATCTGGTGGAGGAACTAGTTCAACTACTGTTGCAGCTCCAGCATTTAATGTAGTAGGTGCTACACAAACAAGCCAGTTAGCACAAACAATTGCAGGTGCAGAAGATAAACCTATAAAAGCATTTGTTGTAGCATCAGACGTTACAACTGCACAGGAACTTGAACGTAGTACGATTGAAGGTGCATCTATCGGATAATAAAACAAAATAAACTCAATAGGGTTATTTAGATATGGAAAAGATAATAGAACTTATTATAGACGAAGAAAATGAAATTAGCGGTATTGAAGCTATTTCTGTCGTCGAGAATCCTGCAATAGAAGAAGATTTCATTGCATTAAAAGAACACACAGACGTAAAACTTGCTGAGGTAGATGCAGAACAAAGAATACTTATGGGGCCTGCACTTATACCTAACAAGAAGATATTTAGAAAAGGTGCTGGTGATGATGATAATGATTACTATATATATTTCTCTGAAGATACAGTTAGAAGAGCTTCAGAACTATTCTTTATAAAAAGCAAACACAAAAACTCCACATACGAACACGCATTTGAGTTAACAGATATGTCTGTAGTTGAATCTTGGCTTATAGAAGATCCAAAGAAAGATAAAGCTGCTGCTTATGGATTTGACTTACCAAAAGGTACTTGGATGGTTTCTATGAAAGTATTAAATGATAAAGTATGGAAAGCTGTAAAAGATGGTGAAGTAAAAGGATTTTCTATAGAAGGTTATTTTGCTGATGGACTTGAAAGACCAAAAGAAAGTATAGAAGAAAAGATAAATGAACTAAACGCAGAATATGAATTACGAGAAGTTCTTGCTGCACTAACAGAAGAAGTAGAATTAGAATCTTACGGAGATTATCCAGAGTCTGCAAAAAACAATGCAATACGAGGTATTAAATATAATAAGGCTGTTAACAATAAATGTGCTACTGCTGTTGGTAAAACAAGAGCAAGACAATTAGAAAGAGGTGAAAACTTTACAGTACCAACTCTTAAACGCATATACTCATATTTATCAAGAGCAGAAACTTATTATAAAGAAGGAGATAATGAAGCTTGTGGTACTATATCTTATTTACTTTGGGGTGGTAAATCTATGTTCAATTGGGTAGAGTCAAAACTGAAAGGTTTAGATGAACTATCTGTAGAATTATATTCTGAAAAAGTAAATGATGATTATGCAATAATTATGGATAGACTTGCTTACGCATCAAAAGAACAAGCTGAAAAAATTGCATCTGATATTGGTTGTGAAGGAATACACGAACACGACTTTGAGAATCAGACTTGGTATATGCCTTGTAAGCAACACACACTTGCAGAGGTTGGACCAAGAGGTGGTATAAGAAGATCACCGAAAGCACCAGCATCAGATACACCCAACAGAAACCCAAAAGGTAAGGGTACAGCTAGGGGTACAGCCAAAGGTAAAAGAGGAGCAAAGGTTTCTGCAAAAGATAGAAAAGCATTACAGAAAAAAGCTGATGACTTTAACAAAAGATATAAAGAAAAATTAGGTTATGGTGTTACAGTCGGTATGTTAGCTTCGGTCTTCCAAAGAGGTCTTGGTGCATTTAACAGGAGTAGCTCTCCCAGAGTAAATAGTCCTTCACAGTGGGCATTTGCACGAGTCAATGCGTTTTTGTATTTAGTGAAGAATGGAAGACCACAAAATGCAAAGTATACAACAGACTATGACATTCTTCCATCTAAACATCCTAAATCCTCAAAATGAAAAGAAGAAAAAATGCAACTCTAAGTTTTTCTTCACCTAGAGCATCAAGAAGAGGTTGTCTTTGTCCTGATGGAAAGACCTATTCTAAGAAGTGTTGTGACGGTACTCTTGAAGCTCAAGGTATTGGTAAAGTATAAAAATACAACAGAATAAATTTAATCGGTAATAACTATAAATAAGAATCTTATGAAAGCAAGTGAAATTGTAACTAAAATCAAAGATGTTCTTTTATCAACATCAGAGAAGGAAGAAGAAAACTTCAATGATGTAGAGTTAAAAGAAGAAGCTCCTGTAGCTAAAGAAGACTTGGCTCAAGAGGAGATTACACAAGAAGCTGCTCCTGCAAATGTAGAAGAAGCTGAACTACAAGAGGAAAGTGAAATGAAGCACACTCCAGAACACAGAGAGTATATGGATCCAGCTGACTATGCTACAAAAGAAGAAGTAGCTGAACTGAAATCTATGGTAGAAAAATTAAAAGGTATGATTGAAGCTAAAGAAGAAGCTAGAGAAGAAGTTCCACAAGAACTTTCTGCTGATGAAGCTACTGCTGAAGCAATCTCTCATTCTCCAGAAAACGAAGTAACTACAAAAGTTGGTGCAAGATTTGCAGTTAATGCAAACCAAAACACTACTTATGGTAGAGTTTTAAAAGCATTATCTAACTAATAAATAATAAATTAAAATGGCAACAAATTCAAGTAACGACGTATTAAGAGCTAGATCAAAACAAAATACTCTTACTACAACACAAACATTAGGTGAAAACCAAGCAGGTCAAGAATTTAATATTGCAACTGACGCACTAGTAATTACTTTACCAGCTATTACTGCCAATAATATTGGTATGGAATTTTTATTCAGAAATACAGGTGCTGACGGTAACAACATTATTACCTTATCTCCTGCATCAACTGATAGCGTAAACGGCTCAATTGCAAATGCTGCTGCAGATTCAGTAGCAGGTGGTGTAGCTAACAAAGATTGGATAAACACAAAAGCAACAGCTAACAAAGGTGACTGGTGTAGATTAAAAGCAGTCGCTACAACTACTTGGTATGTAACAGGTGGTGTTGGTATATGGGCATCAGAATCATAATTAATAATATAAAATAAATATAAAATGGCAACAACTAATTCTTTAACAACAACTTACGCTGGTGAATTTGCTGGGAAATATGTTTCTGCAGCATTGCTATCAGGTAAAACTTTAGCTGAGGGTAACATTACTGTAAAACCTAACGTTAAATACAAAGAAGTAATGAAAAAAGTAGCAACTGATGACATTGTAAAAGATGCAACTTGTGACTTTGACGCTACTTCAACATTAACATTAACTGAAAGAATTCTACAACCAGAAGAGTTTCAAGTAAACCTTCAGTTATGTAAGAAAGATTTCAGATCTGACTGGGAAGCTGTACAAATGGGATATTCTGCATTTGACAACTTACCTCCTTCTTTCTCAGACTTTTTAATTGCACACGTTGCAGGAAAAGTTGCACAAAAGGTAGAGCAAAACATTTGGAACGGAACTGATGCTAACGCAGGTGAGTTTGATGGTTTTGTAACTACATTAGGTGCTGACGGTGACGTAGTAGACGTAGGAGCTCAAGCTAGTACTTCTGCTAACGTTGTAGGTGAGCTTGGAAAAATCGTAGATGCAATTCCTTCTGGTGTATATGGATCAGATGATTTAGCAATTTACTTACCATCTAATATGTACAGAAACTATGTAAGAGCATTAGGTGGGTTTGCTTCTAACGTTGGAGCAGCTGGTACTAACGATCAAGGTACTCAGTGGTTTAACGGTGGAGCATTAACTTTTGATGGGATTAACATTGCACTTGCACAAGGTTTACCTTCTGACAAGGCTGTTGCAGCTGAAAAAGGTAACTTATTCTTTGGAACTGGTCTATTAGCTGACCACAACGAAGTAAAAGTTATTGATATGGCTGACATTGATGGTTCTCAAAATGTAAGAGTAATAATGAGATTTACTGCTGGTATACAACACGCAATCGGTAGTGATATTGTTTTATACTCTTAATAACAATTGTTTAACTAAAAAAAAGGTAGGTGGTATTTTCTACCTGCCTTTTTTTATAAAATTAAAATATTATGGCTTGTGATTTAACAATAGGAAGAAAAGAACCTTGTAAAGATGTCGTAGGTGGTATAAGAGCTGTTTACTTCTTAAACTATGGTGTTATTACTGCTGCTTTTGATAGCACAGATACAGATGTAGTTGAAGATTTAGGAACAGTTACTGCTTTTGAATACGAAGTAAAAGGTAATTCATCTTTCGAGCAAACGATAACAGCTTCAAGAGAAAACGGAACAGCTTTCTTTGAGCAAACACTTAATTTAACTCTACATAAACTTACAGTACAAGATCATAAAGAGTTAAAATTATTAACTTATGGAAGACCTCACGTTGTAATCCAAGATTACAATGACAATGCCTTTATAATGGGATTAGAACACGGTGCTGACGTAAGTGGTGGTACAATAGTAACTGGTGCAGCAATGGGCGATATGAGTGGATATACACTAACTCTTACTGCTCAAGAAGTGCTACCTGCTAACTTCTTAGAAGGTGCTACTGCAGCAAATCCTTTTGCTGGTATGACTAACACAGTAACAATTACTCAAGGTACTAACTCTTAAACATAGAGAGTACAGTAAAGAAAGAGAGGACAATTGGTCCTCTTTTTTTTTGAACATAATTCAACATAATAGGTTATATAAATATGATTACATTATCACCTACGACTAGTTCACAAACAATTAGTATTATACCTAGAGCATATACAGTTGCTAGTAATTTGACTTTGGTTATTGTAGAGGACGGTACAAGAAAAACACAAACGCTTACAAGCGTAACTTCTACAAGACCTACTAACAGTAATTACTTGCAGATGTCTGTTGCATTTACTATATTGACAGCTGAAACAAGCTACTCATTTGAACTTAAACAAGGATCTACACTTCTATATAGAGGTAAAGCATATTGTACATCACAAACTGATAATACAACGGATCACACATTAAACAGTAATAAATATGACCAGTATGCAGATCCAACTGAAGTGGCTCAAAAATATATAATTATATGAACAAGGTAAAAGTAATAAATTTAGCAGGGTATGAAGTGCCTAGCATCAAAGAATCTACAAGGCACGATTGGGTAGAATATGGTGATGACAATAACTATTTTGGTGACATTATAGATAGATATACAGGTAGTCCAACAAACTCAAGATGTATAAATGGTATAACAGATTTAATATATGGTAGAGGATTAAACGCAACAGATTCAGAAACTAATTCTGTTCAGTTTGGTCAAATGAAACAAATACTAAAAGATTTAGATGTAAGAAGAATAGTTGGAGATTTAAAATTACTTGGACAAGGTGCAGTACAAGTTGTATACAATAAGAACAAAACAAAAATTATGCAGCTTAAGCATTTTCCAACTGAAACGCTTAGAGCTGAAAAAGCAAAAGATGGTCAGATACAAGCTTTTTACTATCATCCAAAATGGAATGATTTAAAACCATCAGATAAACCTAAAAGAATACCAGCATATAAATATGGTAAAAAAAGTGAAACTGTTGAAATATATTGTATAAAACCTTATAGAGCTGGGTTCTATTACTATTCACCTGTCGATTATCAAGGATGTTTACAGTATTGTAATCTAGAAGAAGAAGTATCAAACTATCATATAAACAACATAAAGAATGGTTTACAGCCATCTATGTTACTTAATTTTAACAATGGTATTCCAGGTGACGAAGCACAAGAATTGATTGAAAGAAAAATATATGATAAATTCAGTGGGTCATCAAACGCAGGTAGATTTATTTTAGCATTTAACGAAAGTGCAGAAGCTGAAGCTTCTATAGATCCTATCAATTTACCTGATGCACACGCACAATATGAATTCTTAGCAAAAGAATCTAGAGAAAAGATAATGATTGGTCACGGTGTTGTTTCACCTATACTACTTGGTATAAAAGACAATACTGGTTTTGGAAATAACGCAGAAGAATTAAGAACAGCATCTGTGCTTATGGATAATATTGTAATTAGACCATTTCAAGCATTACTAATTGACTCTTTTAACAAGTTGTTAAATTTTAACGGTATTGAACTTAATCTTTACTTTGTTACATTACAACCAATTGAGTTTACAGAACTTGATAACATTGAAACAAAGATTAAAAGAGAAGAAGAAACAGGTGAAAAGCTATCATCACAAGAAAAAAATGATATTTCTGATGAAGAAGGAGATGATTTATTGTCACAACTAGAAGAATTAGGTGAAAAAATAGATGAAACTGATTGGGAACTTGTACATACTGAAAAAGTAGAAGATTCTGACAAAGAATTTGACCTAACAAGTCTTTCTATGCCAACTCAAGATGATGCTAAACCTAATAAGGTATCATCACAAGACAATTCAACATATAAGGTTCGTTATTCTTACGCACCTATAAGAAAATCACCTAACAGTAGGCGTTTTTGTCAAAAAATGGAGATTTTAACAGAGCAAAACATAGTATTTAGAAAAGAAGATATAAATATGATGTCTTTTAAAGGCATAAATAAAGAATTAGGTCATAAAGGACAAAATTATTCGTTATTTAAGTATAAAGGCGGTGTAAATTGTCATCATTACTGGGAATTGAAGGTATATAAGAAAAAAATAGCTGACAATAACCTTGTTAGTGAGCAAGAAGCAATTGCAGATGGTCTAAAAGAGCCAAATAATCCTGCAGAAGTAGAAATTGCACCAAAAGATATGGCAAACAGAGGACATCATCCAAATTATAAAAAATGAAAGCATTATTTATCACACTTGAGGAATTAAAGAGAAAGTCTATTATAGATGGTAACGTAGATACTGATAAACTTATACAGTTTGTAGAAGTAGCACAAGATACTTATATACAAACGCAATTGGGTACAAAATTATACGATAAACTGCAAGACGGTGTAATAAATAATAATTTAAATACTGCGAACACTACACTTATAAATACTTACTTAAAACCAATGTTAATTTGGTTTACACAATCAGAATATATGAAATATGCAGCATTTCAAATATCAAATGGTGGTGTATTTAAACATAGATCAGAGAATAGTGATTCGGCTTCATTAGAAGAAATAAATAACTTAGTTTATCAAGCTAAAACAACTGCAGATTTTTATACGCAAAGATTTTTAGATTATATTGATGAAAACAGTAATTCATATCCAGAGTATACAGCTGCACAAGAAGGTGGTATGTATCCAGAGAGAGATCAAAATATGACAGGATGGGTTTTATAAAGAATAAAAAAACATATAAGCCTAAAAAAGAGAACGAAATTAAATTAAAGAGTTATATAGAAAAGATAAAAAATGTCATTCGGGTCAATATATGAAGTAAGTTATTTTGGGAATACAAATGAGTCTAATGGTTGGGGTAGTATTTATCCTTTTGATGCAGACGGTTCATTTTTAACAGTAGACACAACAAAAGAGTTGGTTGATGACACAAGTATAACGGCAGATAAAACAGTATATTAAATAATAAATTATGGCAAAACAAGCGATAGGAATAGGAAGTTCAGCGAATGACGGAACAGGTGATCCGTTAAGAGACGCAATGGATAAAGTAAATGATAACTTCAATGAAGTATATGCTTTATTCGGAAACGGTACAACACTTGCAATAAGTGGAGATGCAACTGTATCATCAGGTGCTTTAACAATAGCAAATGATGCTGTAGAACAAGCAATGATTGCAGATGATGCAGTAGGAGCAGATCAACTAGCGTCAAACGCAGTAGTTACAGCTTCAATAACTGATGACAATGTTACATTTGCTAAACTTGAAAATAGATACACAGCAAAAGTTGACATTACTACTTATTCAGGTGCAGTGAGTATTGACTGGTCAGCAGGTACTACATTTAAAATGGGATCAAGTTTAACAGGTGGTATTGAGTTTGACTTTACAAACTTTAAGCAAGGACAAGTAATAACCTTTTATAATTTAACAGGAAGTCAAACAATTACTTTAGATAGTGATGCAGGAACAAGTGAAACATTTAACAAAGTTGGTGGTGTAGATTATGATGGAAGTTCAACAAATATGATTCACGTTGAATGTATAGATGATTCTGCTAATGCTATATTTAATTATGTAGTAGCAACTTATACATCAGACACAACACCAAGTTAATAGATAAATAAAAAAGATATGTACGCAATAGAAATAAACGAACAAATTAAATTATACAATGAGCTGCCTAAATCTTGGGGTAATATCATTGGTGGTTTCAATACTATTTCAGACGAAGAAGCTGAAAATTATGGTTTTTACACTGTAGAAATTCCTGATTATAATAAACAAACACAAAATTTAGGAGATTTATATTTTGATGAAGATAAATTTACTTATGAAATACAAACAATGACTTTTAGTGAAAGTCTGAGTGAATTAAAATCAAATAAAATTGCAGATCTAAGAACACATACAAATGAAAAATTATCTATGACTGATTGGTATGTTATAAGAAATGCAGAAAGAGGTGTTGACATACCTCAAGATATTCAAGATGAAAGAGCATCTATATTAAACAACCACGACACAAATGAATCAAACATAAATTCGTTAACAACTAAAGCAGGTGTAGTAGGTTATGAGTTTGAATAAAAAAACATTTAATTCAGGAGGTGGTACTGCTCTTGGGGGTGGACAAATAGTTTACACTGGAGTAGGTACATCAGGTTCAGTAAGCGTAACAACTGGTTGTGAACCAGATGCTTTGTTTATATTTCCAGCAGATGAGAATGACTCTAATTCTAGAACTAATATTGTAATTGATAAGGTTTGGGGAACTGATGTGTTTGATTCCTCAACTGGTATTTCTGAAAACCACGTCAAAGCAGGAAGTAGTTTTATAACTTGGGGTACAGATGGTTTTACTTTGACAGGGACTAGTAATCCTGGTCTTTCATCTTCATCTTACAAACCAGAAGAAACTTTTAATCAAAGTTCAAGAAAATATATAGGTATGGCATTTACATCAAGTTCAACTGGTGTCACAAACAATGATGGAAATACAACAAGCACAGTATATTATAATCCAGATACAGAGTTTTCAAAGGTTTATTTTACATCTGGAGGTGCCTCAACTACAATAGGTCACGGTATGAGTGTAAAGCCTCAGGTAATGCTTTGTTTACCAATACCAGATCATTCAAGTATGAGTTCAAATACAAGAGTAAACTCTGACTCAAGCTCAAGTGTGTTTGACAATGTTAACAGTGCTTATAGAGGTTTTAATGGTGGTGGTACTTTTTGGGAACCAATGCTTAGTACATCAAGTAATGTTTGTACAGCAGATACAAGCAAGATAACTGTAGGGGGTGGTGATTCTAGAGTGGGTGGATTAAATGGTCAGCGTTATGTAATTTATTGCTGGGGACAAAAAACAGGGTTTTTTAACAATGCTGGTTATACAGGTAACGGCTCGAGTTCAGGTAGAACTGTAAATTCTTGTGGTTTTGACCCAGTAGCAGCTATTATTACATCACCTAACGATACAACTGCATTTTTTATTGGTAGAGCAAATTCAGGTAGTTATACATTTACAGGATTCAACCCATCTGACCAATCAAAAGGAGCAAATAATTTAGAAGATTGTCAAGCTTATCAAGATTTTGGTGGTGGAAGTGTTACGTTAAGTCACGGCAGCGATAGTGTTTCAACAAACTCTAGTGAAAGTACAGTAAATACAAGTGGCAGGTTATATGCTTGTTTTGCTTGGGGAGGTGATTTGTATCATTATTCTTAAAATAAATAATTATGGCAGATTTAGATATAGAAGAAATTAAAAAAAAGAAGTTCAACATAAGTGTTGAGAATCTAATAACTTTAGGTGCAGTTGTAGTTACAGTTGTAGGTATGTGGTATTCGCTACAAGCAGACATTGAGGAAGCTAAAGAACTACCAGAACCAGAAGTATCAAGAACAGAGTACGACTTAAAAGATCAGCTCATTCGAGAAAATATTATAAATACAAATAAAAAAGTAGAAGAAATAGATGAGACCGTCAAGAACATTGATGAGAAACTATTTGAAATAATTAAGAAATGAGAATATTAATTTTAGCATTACTGTTTAGTGTATTTAGTTATGGTCAAAATATAACGACAGTACATTTTAATTATAAGTGGAATGACAACAATACTTATAGAGGTTTAGATAGATTAAGAAATACAAAAGTACAATATGCTTTTGTAGAAGATCAAAGTGATGCAATTAAAAAGTCAATAAAATCTGTGCCTACAATTATGATATATAAAGATTCCAGACCTGTTGCTAAATTTGAAGCAGGACTAACAATGGAAATAACAATAAGATTAGACAGCATACAAGCTGTTATAAATAAACATAAAAGATAATGCAAGGATTTCAACCAACAGTATTAGGAGTTGTAGTTTATTTAATTACAAATGCACAAATAAACGAAGCATTACAATCACTCTTAATTATAGCAACGTTGGTTTATACAGTAATCAAAATAATACAACTTTTAGAAAAGAAATAAACTATGGTAAGAATATTAAGATGGTTAGCAAACAAACTAGAGAACTTTAACAATATGGTAGCAACTGCCTGGAATAACTGGTTAAAGAAAATTAAAATGTAACAAGATGAATAATATAAGTCAACATATAACTTATAGAGAAGCCATCAAATCAAATACAGCGTTACGTTTAAACATAGATAATTCACCTTCACAATACGATATGAGCAATATGAGAACTCTTGCTAATAAAGTATTTGAACCATTAAGACAATGGGTTGGTGGTCCTATAAAAATAAATAGTATGTTTAGATGTAAAGAGTTAAACTCAGCTATTGGTGGTAGTAGTAGATCTCAACATTGCGAAGGTAGAGCTATGGATATAGATGATGTTTTTGGTCATAAGACTAATGCAGAAATGTTTAATTACATCAGGGAGAATTTAGATTTTGACCAAATGATATGGGAGTTTGGTGATGACAAAAATCCTGACTGGGTTCACGTTAGTTATAAAAACGAAAGAGACAATAGAAACAAATGCTTAAAAGCATACAAAAGAGATGGTAAAACACATTATATGCAGATATGAGTAAGAAGAAATTAAAAGATACTAAAGTAGGAAAGTTTTTATCTGGAGCTGGTTCTAGTATAATAGACTCATTAGGTGATGTATTGCCTGACAAAGGAGTCTTTGGTATAGTAAAAAACTTAATAGATAAAGACCCAGTTCTTCCACCAGAAGATAAAGAGAAAGCATTGGCACTACTAAATCAAGATACTGTAGAAATGCAAGAGGTATCTAAACGTTGGGCAAGTGATATGCAAAGTGATTCTTGGCTATCTAAAAATACAAGACCACTTGCTTTAGTATTTTTAACTGTATCAATGATGCTGCTTATATTTATAGACTCAACAGGTTTAGACTTTAGTGTTGATAGTGGTTGGGTAGATTTACTTAAATCATTATTAATTACAGTTTATGTAGCATACTTTGGTTCTAGAGGAGCAGAGAAGTTTAAATCAATAAGTAAATAATTATGTGTAACTGTCCATTTTGTATTTGTAGATAATGGCTAGGGTTAGAAGACCTAAAGTCCATATTTACATTCCGCCTAAGAGAAAGAAAAGACCTGGTGTACATTCAAAAAATGCTTCACGAGGACAAACTGGATATAAAAAGAAATATCGTGGACAAGGTAAAAGAAAATAAGATTAGATTTATCCCTATAGATGAAAATGAATTAACCTTCTACAAGACTAAACAAAGAGTTAAAAGAAGAAAAAAAGGTCATAGAAGTTATAGACAGAATATAAATTAAAAAGAAAAGAAAGAAAAAGGACAAAAAGAAAGAAAAGAAAAAAGTCCCTACCTGAAAAAAGAAAATAACAGTGTTATCTGTCCCAACAATATTCCTACTGAAGTTTAGTAATTTTTATCGTAGATTTACAGCTACGTTTTGCAAATGTAAAAATATTTTATAATTTTACAATGTGGAGCTATTACATTTTTCTTATGATGAGTTTGATTCACCTGATTATCCAGGTAGTGGATACAAGTATATGGACAGAGAATTTGTCGAATGTCTTGATGAAGCTAGAGATATAGCTGGAGTCAAGTTCGAAATATTGTCAGGTTATAGAACACCTCAGATTAATACTAAATTACAAGGAGGTACAGCAAGTTCTCATCTTATTGGACGTGCTGCCATAATAAAATGTTCTCACACAGGTAAAAGGTTGAAGATTATAGAAGCATTATCTATGGTTGGATTTCAACGTTTCGGTGTTTCAAGCACAGAGATATATGTAGATAATGATACTCAAAAACCCAATGCCTTTTGGCTCTACTAGTTTTTTTCATATAAAATAGTTTTTTTGTTTTGAGAAAGGAGGTTATTATTAATCTCCTTTTTTTATTAATATATATTGTTTATTAAATTTATTATGTTAACTTTAACATAAATTAAACATTATGAATATAACAAATAAACTTTTATTGATACAGACGGAGTTAAAGGCTCCAAAGAACCAAAGGAATAATTTTGGTAATTATAATTATAGAAGTGCAGAAGACATTCTGGAAGCTGTAAAGCCACTTGCTAAGAAACATAAAGTCGTGTTTAAAATAACAGACGAGTTAAAAGAAATAGCTGGTAGACCTTATATTGAGTCTACAGCTAAGATGATAGATTGTACTGATCCTACTATGCAAGTAGAGTCAGTAGCACAAGCAATCGTAGACTTCAACGCAAAAGGTATGCAAGATCCACAAAGAACTGGTGCTGCATCTTCTTATGCTAAAAAGTATGCTATCGGTAATTTATTATTAATAGATGATACTAAAGATGCTGATGCAACAAATACTCACGGTAACACCGTAGATAATAGTAAACCACTTTTAGAAAGTAATACAAAAGCTTTCATCAAAGCTGCTAAGTATGTAAAAGATGGTGGGAGTGTAAAAGATATAATGAAAAAATATCGAGTAACTAAACAAGTAGAAAAAGCTTTATTAGAAACAAATTAAATATATATATATGGCAACATTAATAAACTTCGGAATGAAAGATGCAAAAGGTACATATCACAATTATACCTTAAGCATCAATGACGAAACCAATCAGTATGGTCAGAACGTAGCAATATGGAAAGAGCAAACTAAAGAGGAGAGAACGGCTAAAAAGCCAAGAGAGTATGTAGGAAATGGTAGAGTCGTATGGACAGAAGGAGCGGTAGCTAGAGCAGAAGCAGTTCAGCAAGTAGGAGCTGACGACACTGCTAACCTACCTTTCTAAATTACAGAGGAGCTTCGGCTCCTCTTTTTATTTTAAATGGGAACAGTAATGACCGAAGAAAGATTAAGACAACAAATTAGATTTGAGAAGATCTTAAAAGACAGTTATGTTGATGCTAAAGAAGATATACCAGAGCCACCTATTGCAATATCAAAAGGTAAACTTGCAAATGGAGAGTATATTCCAATTGGTACATATGGTAATTTTAGTTTTATATCAGCAGGACCAAAGAGTAAAAAAACATTTTTAGTATCACTATTGGCAGCATCATATTTAGGATCATATGAAACATTTGTCGGAAACTTAAAAGGTTTCAAAGGAGATAAGAAAGTAATACATTATGACACAGAACAAAGTCGTTACCACGCACAAAAAACATTTAAGAGAGTACATAGAATGTCAAAGGATGCAAGTGATTATTTGACATATGCACTTAGACAATTTTCACCTGAAGAAAGATTAGAGTTTATAGATTGGCATTTAAAAGAAACAGATAAAGTAGGACTTGTAATTATAGACGGAGTAGCTGACCTACTAAACGACATAAATGATTTAGAGAAATCAAACAAAGTAATTCATTATCTAATGAAATGGACGCAAGATTATAACATACATATAATAACTGTGATACATAGTAATTTTTATAATAATAAAGCAACTGGTCATTTAGGTTCGTTCTTAGAGAAAAAAACAGAAACACAAATTACTGTGACACCGACAGAAGATAATCCTGATGTAGTTGTTGTAGATTGTAAGAGAAGTAGAGGATATTCTTTTTCAGCTTTCTCATTCGAGGTGAAGTCAGGTCTACCTCAAATATGTAAAATGCCTGATGACGTCAATGACTTTATACATCCGTGAAATTATCATTTGATATATATGTAAAACCATTAGCACATCAATCATTTAGGATTGGTAGGAATGGTATAAGATATAAACCTAAGAAGATTGTAGATTATCAAAGAAATATAAAGGCTCTTATAGTAGAACAATTACCTAAAGATTTTGACATAATTACATCAGGATCAGAAATTAAAGTTAATTATATAGAATACATTTACTCTTATCCTAAGAGTTTCTCTAAAAAGAAAAGAGTGAAAACATTTAAGACAACTAAACCTGACTTGCAGGATAATTTAAACAAGGCTTTCTTTGACTCGTTAGAAGGTCTTGTTTATGAACAAGATCAGAACATAGTTGAAATAAACAGAATGAGTAAGTTTTATGGAGAAGCCGATCATATTAGAGTAGAATTTGAATATTAATTATGAATGTACAATTTGAGTTTATAAAAGGATTTTTACTTGGCATAGATTATGTCGAGGATATTGAAATACCTGAATACAATACTACTGCAGATCTACTTAGAGTTTGTGCAGGGTTTGTGTTTATACACTTCTTCTTTTTCAAATGATGCAGTTATTATCAAAATATCATAATCTTTGGATTTCAATGGGTTTATCTATGGGTATACCTAAGCACTTAGTAGAAGACTTCGTGCAAGAAATGTATCTGCGATTAAATAAATATGTTAAGAATCCTGATAAGATTATGTACAATGAAACTGAGGTAAATAAGTTTTATGTTTACATAACGATAAAAAACCTATACAACGATTATCTAAAAGAAAACAAAAGACATCAGGTTGTAAGACTTGATGACATAGAAGTTACATATGAAGTAGTTGAGACTACATCTGATGCACAGCAAAAAGCAGAGATAGAAAAGCAGAGAGCTGAAGAGAAACTTGTAAACTTAATACATAAAGAAGTAAATAGTTGGGATAGATGGTATGACCAAAAATTATTTAAAGTGTATTATGAAACTGATATTAGTATGCGTAAATTATCTGCAGATACAAATATTAGTGTTACATCTATATTCAATAGCTGTAAAAATTACAAGGAAATACTAAATACTAAACTTGCTGAAGATTTCCAAGATTATATCAATGGAGATTTTCACTTAATTAAAATAAATAAAGATGAGTAATATACCTCCAAAACCAAACGATAAAAGAACCAAACGCTATAAAGAATGGGTTGCTAAATATGAATCTACTTCTTCAGGTGTTGGTGATACTGTAGAAAAGATTACAAAAGCTACAGGAATAAAAGCAGCAGTAGATAGTGTATTTGATGCACTAGGAAAAGACTGTGGTTGTGATGAACGTAAAAGAATACTAAATGTTATGTTCCCATATAACAAGCCTAATTGTTTAACAGAAGATCAATATAATTACTTAGATGATTTCTTTGCAAATCAAACTAACACTATAACTGGTGAGCAACAAACAGAATTACTAGCTATATATAATTATGTATTTAATGTTAATGATGGACCTACAGGTTGTGGTAGTTGTTTTATGGATAAGATAACAAGACTAAGAAAAGTATTTAACGAATACAATGATTGAATCAGATCTTTTCAATTATCTAAAACAGCACGTCTATCCTGACTTAGTAATGAGTTTGAACCCTATAAGTAGATGGGATTGTTACAGTCCTCTTAAACAGCATAGGATAGAACTTAAATGTAGGAAGACGCATTATGACGAACTTGTAATAGAGAAGTCTAAGTTTGCAGCTTTGATTGACAAAGCAATAGATAATTGGGATACTCCTATATATATAAACTCAACACCAAAAGGTATATATAGATGGAATTTGTTTTTTACAAGTCCTGAGTGGTTTCATAAAGATTTACCTGAGACTACAGATTTTGCTAAAAGAAAAAAAATATCTAAAGAGATAGCTATGCTACCTGTTTATGATGCAGAAGTATTATGAGTCAAGATAAACATAAAGAAAGAAAAAGTATGCCAGTTTATACTGGTGTAATCAAATACTTTCCTAATGCACTAAAATATGTAAGTAAAGTAAGTTTAGCAGGTAATGAGCAACATCATCCTGACAAACCTTTGCATTGGGATAAAAGTAAAAGTACAGACCATTTAGACGCACTAATGAGACATCTAATGGATTCTGATAAAATAGATGATGATGGGTTACTTCATCTGGGAAAAGTAGCTTGGAGAGCCTTAGCTGCATTAGAAGATAAATTAGAAAACATTAAATAATATGCCAATACCAAATCCAACCGCACAAGAAACAGAAAAAGAATATCTAAAAAGATGTATGGCTGATCCTACAATGGTATCAGAATATAAAAGTACAGATCAAAGATATGCTGTTTGTAGAAGTAAATATTACAATAAATAGTTGTTTGTTAACTATTTGTTCATTATATTAGCAATATGATAAGATTATTAGACGGTAAAGAATGGGAAAGAAAAGATTTGCTTGATAGAATGGATGACGATAGTTTTTACTATGGTTATCTAGGTGAAGCAGCTCTTTCTTCTAGTAGTATAAAAAGCTTATATGAATCTCCTGTAAAATATAAATCATACTTAGCAAAAGATAATAATGATGTACCAGCACTTAGAGAGGGTAGATTGTTTCATATGTTGTTGTTAGAGTATGGAAAGATACCTGATAAGTATGTTTTTGTAGATGCAAGTTCTCGCAATACAAAGATGTTTAAGGAAGCAAAATTAGACAATCCTGGTGTAGAAGTTATGCTACATAAAGAGCTAAGATCAATGAGTTATTTAGTATCAAAGATAGAAGCTAACTATGAAGCTAGTCAGTTACTTAGGGATGGTTTAGAAGAGATGCCTGGTATAGGAGAGATAAATGGTTTGCCTTTTAGAGGTAAGGCAGATTATATAAAAACAAATATGATTGTAGATGTAAAGACAACAAGTGATCTTTCTTCTTGGGTTTACTCTGCAAGATATAAGTGGCATTATGACGTACAAGCATATATTTATATGCAGTTGTTTAACGTACAAAAGTTTATATTTTTAGTTATAGATAAAAGCACTGGTGAGATTGGGATATATGAATGTAGTGAGGAATCTTTGGAAAAAGGTAAAAAGAAGGTAGAGATTGCTTGTAATAATTATAGGAAATATTTCTATGATAAAACTGAAAATGTAAATGAATACGTTAGAAAAGGATATATATAAAAAAAAGATTAATAAAAGTTATTACTTAACATTAAATGATTTGTTGTTAGGAGTGACTTATGAAGAATTAATCGAAGATATGTTTGAGTTTGAAAGAAAAGAGATGTATGAACTATGTGAGGGAATAAAAAAAGCTCTGTTATATGCAGAAGAAAAAACGTATAAAGAAATAAAAATAGAAGTAGAAAATTATGAATCAAGAAACCAATCCATTGAGTATTAGCCTAGCTGACATAAAGCACTTTGTTGAGGCTGAACTCAAAATAAATATATCTAGGAATACTAGAAAAAGAGAGTATGTCTATGCAAGAGCCATATTCTTTAAACTGTGTAAAGAATTCTCACATCAGACATTATCAAAGATAGGAGAATTTGTAGGAAGAGATCACGCATCAGTTATACACGGATTATGTGTATTTGATGTTATTGCATTACATAAGGACAGCATATTAAACTCATACACTAAAATCAGAAATAAGATATTTGAAGAGACGGAGGATGATTTAAGAAAATATAATAGAGAAAACTATTACAAAATAAAGTATGAACAACTTCTTGAAGAACATCAAGAGTTACAAAAAAGATATGACTTAACTTATGAGACGCAGAACACCACAGCAAATTGATGAATATAAAAAAAGATGGGGACTATCTCCTTATGGAGGTTTATATGATCAGGCAGCAGCCAGGTGGTGTTTAGAGAATGGATATAAGATATATCCAGTACCTCTTCCAGGATGTGTAGGAAGATGTGTTAAGTTTAATTTAGAAGTAGATTATAAGGGTGTAAAAAAGAAAGGAACTAAAGTTTATACAGACAAAGAATGGTCAGATGCCATTTGGAAGATATATAAGTTCTTATACGAAAAAAATGGGAAGAAAACCAAAGCAATATAAATATGTCAAAGAGACTGATGGACGAAGAAACAATGGACGAAAACAAGGCGTTAGAAACGTGCCTACTGTACGACCCACTTCTTCTGCTGCTCTTAACGATGCCAAACGAAAAAGGGTCGGAATCTACGCACTTAATGCAATGGCTAAAGTCTTCGGATCTGAAGAAGAAGCTTGGGAATCATTAGCAGAACAAGCAAAACAATCTTTTCCTCACCTCAAACTACTCTTTGAATATAAATATGGTAAGCCACTTGATAGACCTGAAGAGAAACAACAAAAGGTAAATATCAATATAAAGAATCTATTTACAGGCAGCCAAGAAGATGATAAAACTATAGAATTAGATGCAGATGAAGAAACCGATTCTCAATCCTAAATACAATGCACTTGGTAACGATACCAGGTACTTTGTAATAACAGGGGGTAGAGGAAGCGGTAAATCATTCGCTATAACCACATTTTTAGCCTTTCTAACGTTTGAACAGGGTCATAAGATACTTTTTACTCGTTACACAATGATAAGTGCCGCTAATTCAATTATTCCTGAGTTCTTAGAAAAGCTTGAACTGTACAATATTGTAGAGCATTTTAGAATAACTAAAGATGAGATCTTAAACATAAGTACTGGTAGTTCTATAATGTTCAAAGGTATTCGTACATCAGCAGGTAATCAAACAGCAGCTCTTAAATCAATCAGCGGTATTACAACTTGGGTTTTAGATGAAGCAGAAGAACTGACAAAGGAAGAAGACTTTGATAAGATAGATCAGTCTGTTAGGGCAAAGAATAAACCTAATAGGGTTATGATGATACTAAATCCAACTACTAAAGAGCATTGGATATATCAAAGGTTCTATGCAGGTAAAGGAGTAAATCCAGGTACAAACGAATGGAAAGATAATGTAACATACATACACACCACATTCAAAGATAATATAGAAAACTTATCAGAATCATTTTTGCTTCAGCTTGAAGATATTAGAGTCAGAAGACCTGATAGATATAATCATCAAATACTTGGTGGATGGATGGATAAAGCAGAGGGAGTAATCTTTTCTAATTGGTCCATTGGTATGTTTAATGAGGGAGCTGAATATATACACGGTCAAGACTTCGGATTTTCAGTAGATCCAACTGTACTTATAAAAGCTGCAATCCATAAAGATAGTAAAAAAATATGGATTAAAACTATGTATGCAAAGCCTGGAATGTCTACAAAAGATATTGGAGAGAGTAACAGAAGATACGCAGGTGAAGATTTAATTGTATGTGATAGTGCAGAGCCAAGACTTATATCTGAACTAAAAGAGTATTGTAATATCAAACCGACCATTAAACGCAGTGGGTCTATACTTACAGGAATAGCACTTATCCAAGACTTTGATTTGATTATAGATCCAAATAGTACAGAGCTAATAAAAGAACTAAACAATTATGTATGGCACGAAAGAAACACTAGACCAGTAGATAAATGGAATCACCAACTAGATGCTCTTCGATATTGCGTTCAATACTTCTTAGCAAATGCCAACAAGGGCGTTTACGTTATAAGGTAACTCTTAAACGCAATAGGTTCTTAAACGCAGTAGGTTCTTAAACGCAGTAGGTTTAGAATCTTATTACTATAATCATTAATGTAAATAGATACACAAAAAAGAAACTTGATAAAGTAAAAACAATTCCAAGTCCGATAGATTCTAAATACATTCTGTTTGGATACTTAGTCATTAAACGCAGTACGTTTTTGTATGACCTAATCATTAAACGCAGTACGTTTGTGATGAACCATCTAGTCCACCAAATAAAATTATTTCGCATATATTTTTTGTTTTTATTTTCATATTGCTAATATTTATATTACTTTTTAAATATTTTTTTGTATTTAGCTTGTGTATTAAAAAAGATTGTTGTAAAGATTTTTTGTTAATTATTTGTTTATTAAATTTATTTTTATATATATTTGTATAAACATTAAAACAATTATTATGACAATAACAGACAATAAAGAAGCTACAAAATCCTTAAATAAAGCTAAGATCATTAGATCAGAGATAAAGGAAATAATCGGTTTATCTTTTCCAAATAGAGAAGAAACATATGGCAAAAACAATGAACATTCTTATACTTCAGATTATTTAACTATTCAAATGTTAGATTGGGATAATAAAGAAATCATTATAGAATTATCGGCTTATGAATGGATTAATTGGTTTGATAATAAAACCTTAAAAAGAATTGCAGATGGCTTAAGCAGTATTATATACAAAAAAACATATAGTAAATACGAGAAACAATGAAACATTTTTTATATACAAAGCTGGTAAATATGCGAACTAGATTATCTCTTGAAAAAGATGATAAGAAAAGGTCGGAACTACAAAAACAAATAATAAGATTAGAAAAGCAAATATGGTAATTATGAAAACAGAAACAAAAAAATGTTATTCAGTATGGGTGGGTGGTTGCGAAGTAAACGCATATTATTGGACAAAAGAATTTGCCAATTCTATTGCAGATCATTATAAACATTTGGGTTATGATGATGTAATAATGAGAAAAGAAATCTAAACAACTAAAACAATATGAAATTTATAAATACAATAAATAAAATACTTTATACACTTGATGAAGATAATAAGTATTATATCACAGATCAAGAAAAGCTTAAAATTAGAATAGGCTATAAAAAATACAAACAACTAAATAAATAAATATGAAAGTAAAACAATTAATAAAAGAATTAGAACAAATCAAAGACAAAGAAAAAGAATTGGAAATATTAATCGGAGATGATGACAATGATTATTACACCAATTCAGAATTTACATTAATGCATACTTTAGACGATGACGAGCAAAATTGTATTGAACTTTTTATTCATACAGAAAAACTCTATAATTTAAATACATACGAAAATTTTGATGAGTTTAAATTAAACAAAGATTCCGAAGTAGTTGATATTTTAGTTAGAGATTACCCAAAAACATTTGAACAGATATTAGAATATTTAGACAACATATAAAACTTAAAACTATGGATACAAAATTTAATATGTCAAAAGAAACTCAAAAACAACTCCTTGAAGTTTATGAATTGAGAATTGAACGATTACAAAAAAGAATAGATTATTTAGAGGGAATAATAAAAGATCCTTATTAAATATTTATTAACTTTCTTTGTTAATTAAAATATTATTCTTATATTTGTGTAAACAATTAAATTAAATAACTATGAAAACATTTATACATATTACAGAAAAATATATTACTCCATTTATATTAATATTTGGCTTTTTATTTTTCTTGTATCACTTTATAACATTATAAACTTAAAAACAAACATTATGAAACAATACCCGATATATAATATTATTAACTCCTGTACTTATAAACAACCAAATAAAAGTTATGGAATAAGAGAACACGGAGAACTAGATTGCTACATAGGGACAAGCAAACAAAGATCGTACAATTTCTTTAGCACTAAAACCACACATAGAGAAATAAAACCTAATTTACACGAATATAGATTTTATTTGGACGGTAAACTAGTTAAGAAAGCTAGATATGATTATATTCTGGACGAAGTTGAAATAACATCCGATTTAAGCACAGAATAAAAGCATTTAAGAAACCTTTTTTCATAGGTTAATAAATAGGTTAATTAT